GTCATCAAATGTAAAACCTTTAAATAACCAGTCTTGTTCATGGAAATTATTTTCGTTCAAAACTTTCTTAACAAAATGTTCAGCAATTTGAATTTGTCTTTTGGTTGGCTTAGATGTCATAATATCTCCCTAATTTATTTGCCATATTTTCATATGTAAATTCAACTCTTTGTTGTAATCCGGCCATTTCCATACAAGCCTTTTCAAAAATTTTATAATCATTTTTAATTTCTTTTAAATCTCTGGAAACTGCAATTTTATCAAAGTTATTTTCAGTTTCTTGTAAAGTAAAGGCTTCGGCAGTTTCAATTAACTGACCAATTTCTTCACTTATTTGTTTTAACCTTTGACTGAACGGAACAGGTCGGCCCGTCTTTTCATTTACAATTCCACTTTCACGGAAAAGTTCTTTTTTGAAATTACCAAACTCTCGAATGGATTCCAAAAATGCCTTTCGTTCCTCTTTTGTGTATTGGAGTTGACTTTCGTATAAACGAGTTCTTTTTCTTATTTCTGATAGTTTCATTTTTAATTGAACCTTTTTATTTAATACAACAAACGCCAGATAACTCGCAGATGATCTCCTGCATAAGTTTATCAACGTTGTTGGGGTTAACATTTCTTCCGTTGAAGGATTCTTTCAATTGTCTTCCTTCACGAATTTCTTTGAAATAAGCGTTTTGAGAACTTGGGTCACTTACAGCATCCCAAGTAACTAATTCAAAGTCATCTTCAACTTCAACCAAACCTTCTTCTTCATTCAGTTCTCTAATCGAACCCATGCCTCTGGATGAAATTCCGGGAACATATCCAGCAGTAATGATTTCTCGTAAAATATTACCATTGGGAGTGTTTAAAATTTCAACATCGCCTAACATATCGTTTCCTTTCCAACGATAATCTAAAACACCTAAACAAGCATTTTTCAAATTGATAATTGAGTTATCGAAGTGATCCAGTTCTCCAATTATCCCTCGACTTTCAATTTGTCGACAATTTTCAAATAAACGTTTAGCCTCGCGTTCCAAGATTGGGCGAGAATAAATTCTACGGTTCTTGTTTGGTTTATCCGCTTGTTGAATCTTCATGTTTTTAACAATCAGTCTGCCATTGTTTTTAGCAAAACTTTCAGTTAAAGTTGAAGGTTCAATCCGTATGGGAAGGGTTTCTATTAATAATTTTTTCAATCGATTCTCCTATTATTCAAAATAAATTTTTCCATCATCGCCAAGAACCGGATAAACTTCTTTAAATTTTTGCGCAATATTTGTCAGTTTTTTACCAACCTCATCATCTATCTCATTCCTATCCCAAAAACCGGCACCGTGGTGGTTTCTCGTTAACCAAAAATCGTGTCCCAAATTACCCCAACTTGGGCCAGTGAAGGCATCTAAATAAGAATCTAATACGCCCTCCTCGTCAGCCATATCTATAAACTTTTCAATGTCTTTTTTAGACTTTGCAACGCTTTCGGGAGCAATATCGGAAATATCGTAATTGCGATCGAATGGCTCACCTCCGGATTCGTCCGAATCGTCATTACTTGACCACAATGCTGTTTCAAGATATTGACGCACAACATCCGGATGTAATCCAGTTGCTTCATTAAGTCTTCTTTTTTTATAAATTTCGCGAATAATTTTTTTTATTTTTAACGAGTTTTTCATAATTTCCTCTGTTTTAATAGGTGAATTTCTTCTATACACAGTCACATTTGAATATTTATTTGTTGAGTTTCGACTAATTAAGTCCATAATTTCTTGAATTAATTCCCCAACAGGCATTTCTTCTGAATGGGATATTTTGCCATTATTAAACTTAATATATTTGCCTTTTTGCAAATCAATTACCCATTTTACTATTTGTTTACCTGCAAACTTTTTTTTAAGTTCTGGATCGTCAAATCTATCAGAATCATCCCAAGGCTCGGTAGTAAATTCTATTTTGCCTATTTTTTGCTTGGTTAAAAAATTTATAAGAGAAACTGAGCCAGTTCCTACATATCGTTTGAAAATGTCAAATGACAATATAACTTTTTTCATTATTCAAATTTCTCCATCAATAGTTTTTCTAATTTTAGTTGAATTTTTATATCGACTTTCATTATTTACTTTTACCCATTTAATATTTTGCTGTTTTAAAACATCAAATAAATATTCACTTTCATCTTCATCATCAGGAACTGTAAAAACATCAGAATAACCATATGTTGGTTGTTCGATGCTTAGATCTCTAAAAATTTCTTGAACTTTACGAACATCACTTATATTTAAAATTTTTATTTTCATTTTATTCTCCTGAAAATTCTATTATTTTAGTTGAAAGTCTGTTTAAACGTTCCTTTATCTTAATAAAAGAACCTGCGGTTCGTTTCCAAAAAACTCCATTATCATGCCCACTTTCATTTTTAAGTTTATGAGCATGAGAAACCATTTGTTCAACTTCCCGTAATTTTTTGTTTATTTCGATTATATTGGAATTTATTTTTTGACGTTCTGTTTGTGAACCGTCTTTTTTGTAATCATTGTAATTAACTTCTCTAATTACGGATTCTATTTTTTTAAAGAACCTTTCAGTAGGATGAACTGGTTCACTATACGATTCATCATCAGGAACCCGAACCTTTTTGTTTTTTGAAAAGGCGTAAGGCGTATCCACGGGAGGAATATTTGCAGTTGTATTATCTTCAACTACATTTTCTTTGTCCAACCTTTCTATCAATCGTTTTATGGAGGAGTTCATCTTTTTAATTCCTCTATAAGTTCATAATATTTCAACATTGCGGTCAAATGTTCTTCCTTCAATGTTTTTGAGTTGATGATATTTTGGGCTAAGTTGATGGTTTCGTTTAATTTGATTCTACTAACTTCATTTTTAACGTTTGAACCTAAACGTTTCAATTCTTTGGTTATCGTTGTTATTTCATTGAAAATATAATCTTTGAATGAAGTCCTGCGACTGTCTTCATTTATATACATAGCCAACAAAGTCTTTTGCTTTTCATTCAAACCTTGATATTTTTGATTGAACCTTTCAATCAATATTTTCAGGCTCAACTTTCTGATATCAGGATCAAGTTCACGAACTTGCTGTTCTACTTCATTTATGGTTTCAGGTTTCTTTCCAGATAAGTGTTCCAAAATGAATTTTTTGGTATTCAAATAATCATCCGGGTTTGAACTTGGGTTATGTTCAAACAACTTATAAATACTTGCGTTGACCTTGTAATTGGGAGTTTTTGTTTCAAAGAAAACAGTTTGATTATATGCCTTGTTAATTGACTTAACAAGTTCATATTTTTCTAAACTAATATTCTTTTGATTTAATTGCTGTTTACCTTCCAACGTCAACTTGAACAATTCATCAGGATTATGATTCGTTCCTTGACCTAACGTTTGATAATAACGCAATTCTTTAACAAGTTCACTTTTGGGGTGAAAATGTTTTTTGATTATTCTAATTGCCTTTTGAGGGACTGATGGTTCTAATGCTTCCCTCATTGCAAAGCGGGTTAATACTTCAAATATGAACCCAGTGTTTTTAAACTTGCTATGTTTCAAGTTCTTCATGTATTATTGTTTCTCCATGAAATATATTATTTTAAATTATTCGTCAATTTCTTCTATTTTAAGAATTTCTTCATAATCATATTGTTTTTCAAATTCTCTTTTGGCTATTTTATCATTTGGAGCATCAATGTAGATTTTTTGTTTATTACCATCAGTTGTTATGAATGTCACTAAATATTACTTATTATACATTTCTTTAATTATTCTTCTAATCAATTTTGCATTTTTCATTTTTGGTTCACTCCATGAAATTTTATCTATAATTATCTTGTAAATCAAGTAAATTTTCTTCATTCAACATTGAAACTCCATTTTTGGGCTTAACCTTGAATTTTTCTAACTTTTTGGTCAATCTACTGTAATTTTCAACCTTTGCATTTTCCCGTCTACCGACAGGATCGCGCCCAAAATCTTTATCGCGAGCAGTTTCAAACGAACCAGCAAATTGTTGAGGTTTACCTTCGTTTTCTTCGCGCTCATCAGGTGTATATAATTGTTTATTTGTTTCACCAAATTGTCCGGGCATATATTTGGAAGCGACCTGCATTGAAGCAATATCGTGGGGCGTTCCAAATGATTTACCAGTTACTTCTGGGTCGTTTCCTTCTTCAACTATTTGCTTCAATCTAAATTGGAACTTCATGTCTTCGATTTTTTGAAGTTTCAAAGCCTCAATTTCTTCATCATTAAAACCCCACAAATTCTTGTAAATATAAGTATCAGATAATAATGGGTTTTCTTCGCGAGCAGACTTGGCTAAATCAATTCTGGCAGTTAATACATCTGTTTTCTGACGTTCGAAAATTAAACTCGGGTTCGTCAGATTAAGTTCAAAATTAAGCAAATCTTCTTCTTCAAAACCCTGAACCTTTAAATGAACTAAGGCAATTTTATAAAGTTCACTTACAACAATTTTCTGGATTCTTTCAATTGATCTTGCAAACCTAATGTCAATCTGAGCGAGTGAACTTTTATCTGCTGTTCCGCCTTCTTCGGCATAACCCAAATATTCTTTCGGAACTTTAAAAGCAGAAATCATTTTATTTTTAAAATATTCAACATCCTCACGCATCCCATCATTTGTCAAACCGGGTAAAGTCTCAATAGCAGTACCGCTATCTCCACCACGTACTGGAAGAAAATAGTCATCCAAACTATTTAAAATATTATAACGCAAATTGAAATCGCCAGTGGTAGGATCAATGTATGGCGTTTTTTTCATCATGTTGGAAATTTCCTCAATATACCCGTCTACTTCTTCGGGAGCAATATTTCCAATATCAATTTTAAACAGCCGACGTTCCGGCGCTCTCATAATCCTGTTTAACAACATTGCATCTTCGGAAAGTCGCATACGTTTAAATTCTTGGCGACCGCCTTCAATGGCAGAACGCCCGTATGGAAGGAAATTAGTATCGCTTAATAATCTGAAATGTGCCACTTCATATTCTTCAAAATAATTATTACTTCCCCACGTCATCCCATAATCACCCTCGTATCTAAATCGAATTGCATCTGGCTCTTTATCTGAACCTTCCTCCCTAACCATCATTGCAGGGTGTATGGGCATGACATTTACAATACCAACGCCTTCGGATATTTGAAGATAGAGAAAATTATCGCCATATTTACAAGTTGTCCGAATCCATGACCAAAGATTGAACTCTATATTCATGACATCATAAAACAAGTTATACAATACTTTTTTAATTTTAGCATCACTTGTTTTAATAATCAACAATTCGCCTTGCTCTGAATTTGTCGTAGCCTCATCTGAAATTATGTCGATCACGGAAGAAACAATTGCATCTGTATCCATAATTTCATAATCAAGATACATTTGTTTTCTCAGGGCTTCAATTTCTTCGTTTGTAAATCCTGAACCATAACCCGAAACAGTTGAAAAATTTCTACCGTTTCTCCATCTTGCCCTGTTAGAATAAGTCGTCGGACTACCTTGACTTTGTGATTTGTTAAAG